AGATAAGTTATTACAAATCACTTGTTGATAAGTTAAAAAAAGAAAAAGGAATTGAGTAAACTTTTTTACTAAGTTTGGCGTATGAGAGAACCGATTTATGCAAGTGAGGAACACAGAACAATAATAGAAACCTACATTTTAATGTGTACTGAGTTCTCAAAAGAAGTAAGTACAAAATCAAAATACAACAACTACTTAGATGTAGTAGATATAATACTTGAATATCACAACAACTATGGGAAAGGAGTTAAAGAGAATAATTGGTACGATTGGCTGATGATAATTCCTATAAATTTATCAGTTGCTACAAATGGGTTCTTTGCAGGGCTTGAAACAAAAAGTAATGCACCTACACTTAGAGCTTATAAAACTGTATTAGATGAAATGGTTCACGATGTAACAGATAAAATTGACGCATTAGAACAGATAAATGACTGAGATTTATGCAGAAATATCAAAACTAAGTTCTTTCTTTAGGAAGATGTGTTATGGTATAACGCAAGATGAAGAAGCTATTAATGATGCTGTACAGGAACTTATGATATACTTCCTTCAGATGAACCCTCAGACTTTGCAGGACATTTACGAAAAAGATGGAGTGAAAGGGATTAAGGGTTACGGAGCAGTTGTATTAAGAAGAAGTTTAACAAGTGTAAGAAGTCCTTTTTATTATAAGTATAAAAAATACTATACTAATTTAGTAGGAGTTTACACAGCAACATCAAGTCAGAACGCATATCATAAAAGTATCTATAACTTACCTGAAGAAACACAGGATAACTACAAATGGGAGAAGCTAGAAGAAATAGACAAAGTATTAGATAAGCAAACTTGGTATGATAAAAAGATATTTGAGCTTTACTACTCAGGAGAAACGCTTGACAGTCTAGCAAAGAAAACAGGAATAAGCAGAAACAGTTTATTTACTACAATAGATAAAGTAAGAGATATACTTAAAAAGGAATTGAATGAATAAGTTCTTTGTACCTAACGAAGTCTATGAAGATAGAATAGCAATTTGTAAGGGATGTGTTTACTATAAATCTTTATTAGGAAATTGCTCCATTTGTAAATGCTTTATGAAAGTGAAAGCACGAATAGCACCTATGGCTTGTCCTCAGAAGTATTGGGATAAAACAACAGAAGTAGAAACGCCTGATACTTTGCCACAGGAAATAGTAGAAGAAATATTAGATATGTGGAAAGACTTAAAAACAGGCAGAGCAAAAGATCAAGCAGCTAAAAAAAGAATGATAGAAACATACAATACCATTTTTAATACTTCATACAATGTAAGGACTAATTGTGGCTCTTGTATATCAACTTGCTTTGATGGAATAAAAAAACTATATAAAGAATATGCTAAGGGCTAAACTTAACTTAAATAACAATGCGGTTATTTTCTTATTTTTTTCTGAACCCTTAGCGTATTCATAACTTAAATAAATAGAAATGGAAAGAACTTATAAAACAATCAAGTGGGTATTAAACAACCACATTAAAAAGAATGTCAGAAGCCTTTGGACTTGGGAGAATGACAACTTTACTTGTATCTTTGAAAACTATGATGGTGATAGTAGAATATACACACCGCATCAGTTACTTAAACTTTTAAGCAAATGATGATCTTAGCAATAATAATCGCAATTATTATAATATTATTACTTGTAAATACTATTATAGAAAACAGAATAGCAATTAATAACAATAAAGATTTAATTGATAACATAAATAAATACTATGAAGACGAATAGAATACCTAGCTACTATATAGGCAAAAGATATAAGATAGAAGCTCGTAAGGTTATAGAAGATTTTGATCTTAGCTACAATACAGGAACGGCTGTTACTTACTTGTTAAGAGCTGAAAGAAAACACGCAAGTCCTATTGAGTGTATACAGAAAGCAATAAACCATTTAGAGTTTGAATTAGATAAATTAAAGAAATGATGAAAGACACAATAGAATTAGTTACTTGGAAAGGAGTAGTTAAAAAATATGGATATAAAGAAGGAGAAAATAAAGGAACTAGATTTGGGTTGCAATTAACTTTAGATGGTATGAACGACACTCAATTTATATGGTGTGAAACTAGCTTAGAACGAAAGAAGCTTTTTAAAACAATAATCCGAATAGCTAAGAATGAAGGAAGGGATTTAAAAATAATAGAATAAAATGACACTATATAAATGCGAATGTGGAAAAGAAGAAAAGGAAGTTGGTAAAGCTACAATAGTCCTAAGAGATAAAAAGTGGGTATGCAAAGAAGCTCAATGCAGTTGTGGTAAGTATATGGATAGCAAACCAACAGAAGGTATGCCTAGTCTTAAAAGAACTGAAGCTTCATTAAGTAAAAAAAAAAGAGGTGATAAGCTTTGGGCAGGAGCAAAGGAAAAGCTAATAGGCGAAAGAGGAATAAATGAAGACTACTAAATGAAGTTTGTAATAAAAGACAAAAGAGATAAGCAAAGCCTATTCAGTTACCTAAAAGAATTAGAGAACGATTACATAGTAAGTGTAAAGAAACAAAGAAACACAAGAAGCAATATGCAGAACAGTTATTATTGGAAATGTATCGTACAAGGATTAGCAGAAGAACTAGGATATTTTCCTAATGAGATGCACGACGCTTTAAGAGCTAGGTTCTTATCTGAATATGAAATGATAAGTATTAATGATAATCAAATAGCAATAAATAAAATAGGAAGTACAACAGCTTTAAATACTAAATCCTTTGAGGAATACACAGAGAAAATAAGAGTATGGGCTTTAACTGACTTGGGTATCAGACTAATGCTTCCAAATGAATACGAATAATTTCTATTATATAGTATGGAAAAAGAACAAAAGAGGACACAGGAGGGTAAAAAGAAACTACTAGCTGCACTAGAAGTATCATTAGGTATAGTAACAGAAGCCTGTGAGAAAGCAGACATAACAAGAAGCAGACACTATGCTTGGTATAATAGTGATGAAGAATACAAAAAGTCTGTAGATGAAATTGATAGTAAGTTTATTGACTTTGCTGAAACAAGTCTAAAGAAACAAATAAAAGAAGGTAACACTACAGCCACTACATTTTTTTTAAGAACAAGAGGTCGTAAGCGTGGTTATAATGAGAAACAAGAAATAGACCTTACTTCAGGTGATGAAAGAATTAAAATTAATATAAATCTTGGAGATTAGTCCTGAATTTACACCTAAGCAAAAGGAGTGTTTGAAATATCTATTTGACGATAGCACTAAAGAAGTTCTATTTGGAGGTGCAGCAGGTGGAGGTAAGTCTTGGGTTGGTGTAAGTTATTTAATCTTAATGTGCCTTCAATATCCTAAGACTAGATACTTGATGGGTAGGTCTAAATTAGATGCATTAAAAAAGACTACACTAAATACATTTTTTGAAGTATGTACTGCTTGGAATTTAAAAGCTATAAAGGATTACACCTTTAACGGCTCAAGTAATGTAATAACCTTTTACAATGGTTCTGAGATAATTTTAAAAGACTTGTTCTTATACCCATCAGACAGAAACTTTGATAGCTTAGGTTCACTTGAAATAACAGGAGCATTTATTGATGAAGCAAATCAAATAACCGAGAAAGCCAAGAATGTTGTAGCTTCAAGACTTAGATACAAACTTGATGAAAACAATTTAATTCCTAAATTACTAATGACTTGTAACCCTGCAAAGAATTGGGTTTATTCAGAGTATTACAGACCTGCACAGGAAAATACAATAAAGCACTACAGAAAGTTTATCCAATCTTTAGTTATAGATAACACCTATATATCTAAACACTATGAAACTCAGCTATCACAATTAGATGAACTAAGTAAGCAAAGACTTCTATTTGGTAATTGGGAGTATGACGCAACTGCTGATAGTTTAATAGATTATAATTCTATAATGAGTATGTTCAGTCAAAAGGGAATAGAAGGTGATAAATACATAACTTGTGATGTAGCACGATTTGGAAGCGATAAGACAGTTATAATGCTTTGGCAAGGGTTACACATTAGATATATAAGAACATTGCTTAAATCGGCTATAAATGAGGTTGTGGACGAAATCAAAAAACTACAACAAGAGAATGGAGTTAATCTAAGAAATATTATAGTTGATGAGGACGGAGTTGGTGGAGGTGTAAAAGATTATCTAAGATGTCAAGGCTTTACCAATAACGCAAGAGCTTTAAAAGGTGAGAATTATCAGAACCTAAAAACACAATGTTATTACAAATTAGCAGACCAAATAAACAAAGGACAAATAGGTGTTAGTTGTTCTGATGTAAATATTAAGAATTACATAACGGAAGAATTAGAGCAAGTAAGAACTAAGGACGCTGATAAGGATAACAAACTACAGATAATTCCTAAAGATACAGTCAAGTCTATTTTAGGACGTTCTCCCGATTATGCTGATGCTTTAGCTATGAGAATGTATTATGAGATAGACAGCAACTTTGGTAAGTATTATGTGCAGTAAACTAAAAACAACAAATTTCTATTATATAACAGATGAAAGTAAAAGTCAAAAAGAAAGGTAAGGTAAAAGAGTTCAAATTGATTAGTAGTTGGGAAGATGTAACTCTTGAAAAATGGTTGCAACTTGTTGATTTAGAAACAGCTAGTAAAACAGAAGAAGCAGAGCAAACAATAACGGCTTTATCTAATATTCCTAAGCAGTTAGTAAAGGAATTAGCTTTATCAGATGTAGCAGTAATAATGAGTAGGATAGCAAAGCTACAACAAGAGCAAGATACAAAGCTAAAAAGGATAATTGAAATAGATGGTGTTGAGTATGGTTTTCACCCTGATTTGGACTCAATTACTCTCGGGGAATATGCCGATATCGAGACCTTTATCAAAGGTGGAATAGAAAAGCATTTACCTGAAATAATGGCTGTTCTGTATAGACCGATAAAAGAAAAGAAGAATGGTATTTATGTTATTGATGCTTATGATGGAGATATTCGGCTTAGGACGGAAGAAATGAAAAAGATGTCAGCAGAACAGGTACAAAGTGCTTTACGGTTTTTTTTTGTTTTAGGGAAAGAATTATCGGAGATTTTGCCATTATATTTGATGGAGCAGCTGAAGGGAATGAAGACGCAATAGCAACAGAAAGCTTTGCAGAGAAGTGGTCGTGGTTTGGGGTTTTTTATAGATTGTGTAATGCTGAAATAGTAAACTTAGAAAGAATAACGAATTTAGGATTGTTAGAATGCTTGACTTGGTTAAGTTATGAAACAGACTTAAACTCACAAAACAAAGTAAATAGAAATGGTTAATAATAAGACATATAATAATGTAGTAAACACTTTACTTAGACTTGGTGAGTATCACGACCAAATTAGCACAACTTCAGTAGGAGACATATATGACCTCAACCTTGAGAAGATGGAGAAGTTTCCTTTAATGCACGTAAACCCCACTTCAGTAACTACAGGTGATAGTCAATTGACATACAACTTTCAAGTGTTTATTATGGATATGGTTTCTGAAAAGTCAGATTGGCAAACTAGACAGCACGAGCTTTTAACTAAACTTGTAAATACTGAAAATAACGAGCAGGAAGTATTCAATCAAACATTACACATTTGTACAGATATAATAGGTATGCTTAGACATAGTGTAAGGCAGTCTTTGGGGGGTGTTGATGATATAAACGAACCTATCTATTTTACGCAAGACCAATTTACAATAGAACCGTTTCAGGAAAGATTTGACAATTTGTGTTGTGGATATGTATTTAATATAGGCGTATTAGTTCAGAACGATTTTCAAACTTGTGATATTCCTGTTAATGCTAGAGGTGCAGGTTACTAATGCTAAAATTTAAGATAGGAAGACTAATAGTTCACATAGGGTGGAAGAAATTTAAAATAACAATAAAAATATAAAAATTAATATGGCAAACTTAATCACAACGATCTCAGAAGGAGTTACCTTAAATGGCTCAGTAAGAGGAACAACAAACACAATTACAACTACAGGTATAGTAGATGTATTTGAAAGAATACTAACTTGTACTCATTCACAGACTACAACAGTAGCAGTATTTAATTCAACTCCTTATGGAGCTGATGGTGCTTTAGATGTAGAGAACTGTAAGTACTTGAGAATAACTAACTTGAGTGCAGACCAAGATATGAAAGTAGCTTTTGTAACAGCAGCTACAAACTATCAAGTAACTGTAAGAGCAGGAGGTTCTCATCTATTATTTCAAGCAGAAGAAGTAATGATTGCTGAAGCAGACACTACTCCTAACTTTCCTACATTAGAGGATTTAGTTACTGTAGAGGTTAGACCTTCAGCATCAACTGATGTTCAAGTAGAAGTCTTTGCAGGGTTAGTATAATGAAATTAGACGCTCTTAAAAGATATCTTGATAGCTTTGGAAGGCAAGTAGTAAATCAAGCAAAAGAAAACTTAGCTTCAGCTGATAAGGGCGGAGCATTAGAAAAGTCTATTAGTTTTTTTGCTACAGCTCAAAAGGGTTTAGTAACTATAAAATTCAAGATGGACTCTTATGGTAAGTTTGTAGATAAGGGCGTTTCAGGAACAGAAAAAGAAAGAAAGTATACAGATTATAAGGGCAAGACTCTTGTAAGTCCTTTTCGTTATACAAAAGCTAAAGGACATTCACAGCCACCTACTAAGGCACTTGATAAATGGGTAGTAAAAAAAGGAATAGCTCCAAGAGATGAAAAGGGAAAGTTTATGTCAAGAAAAAGCATAAAGTTTTTAATTGCTAGAAGTATTGGTAAGAAAGGAATACAAGGAATAAGTTTCTTCCAAAGACCTTTAATGTTAGGAATGCAACAATTTAGAGGTAAGTTCCTAGAAGGAATTAAAGAAGATATAATAGATAGTTTAAAAGACCAAAAAATAATTAGCTAGAAAAATAAATTATGCCAAATATAATAGAACAAAAACCCAAATATAATGTACTTCCTGTAGGTCAAGATATAATATTTGCAGTTTCAAATGCAACTATAGTAGCAACTCAATTAAAAGTAAAGTTTGTAGCACAGGTTCGTATAAGCTCAGGACAACCACCTACAGCAAGTGATTTGGTAGCAACATTTAAGACTACACCTAATAATAAAGGGGTTGGAATGTTTGACTTCAGTAATGTTGTAGAAAATTATGTTAAAGCAGATAATATGGCTTTTGATACTGCTAAATATAAAGACGAACTTGCTAGTGATGTGCCATTTCCTATTCATTTGATTGATAACTACTCTAGGAATTTTAATACTGTTAGGTATCTAGCAATACGATTTCAGATTGAATACTTAGGAGCAGATACTGACTACCCTAATGTTGTTAGTAACGCTTCAGGTAATTCAGTAAATACAGACGATTTCCTGTTGTTTAATGGGTACTTAAAAGAAACAGATGCATTAGAATATGGTGGAGGTGCAAATCAGAACTTTGGGTGGGATTGGAGAGATGATTTTTTGCTAGATGTTGCAACTCAAAGATTTTTAACAAATGCTCCTTTTGTCCAATCAGCTAACTTAGAAGATTATGGAACAATGGCTTTTATACAACCTCAAATACAAGATGTACTTGATGAAATAACTAGTGTAATATTCATTTTTAAAAATAGTATTGGTAGTATTATAGGTGGTGATAGTATAGATTTAACTTCCTCTAATGGTGCTTATAATACTTATGACGGTAAAGCTAATAAGCAAATATTGTTTGTTGGTTGTTTCCCTGCTAATTTACAAAATTGGAGTACAACTTTTCAAAATTTAATTTCAGCAGGAACTATACAGGGTGGTAAAATTCACCTTTATGCTTCAAATAGTGGTAGTCAAATGACAAAGACTTACACAATTGATATAAATTGTCCTGATAGTAAAGGATTTGAACCTATCAGACTTTGTTGGTTAAATCAATATGGTGCTTGGGATTACTTTACATTCAATAAGAAATCTACAAGAAGCATATCAACAAAAGGTTCTACATACAATCAATTAGCAGGAACTTGGAATGGAAGCACTTACAGATCTGATGGCTATAAAGGAGGTAAAAAATCTTTCAGAGTTAATGCTACTGAGAAAATAACAATGAATACCGATTATGTAAGTGCAGATTATAATACAATGTTTGAAGAATTAATAAACAGTCCTGAAGTTTATATCTTAGATGGCTTCCAAACGGACAATCCAAACGCTTTATTAAATACTTACGTAACACCTGCAAGACTTACGACTTCAAGTTTTACAAGAAAGACAGTAGCTAATGACAAGTTAATTCAGTATTCATTTGAAGTAGAAAAGAGTAAAACACTAAGAACACAATCAGTATAATGAGTGTACAATTAATATTATACCCACAAAGCTATAATGGTCAATACAA